ACTTCTTTTAATCTCCAACTATAATATTTTCCATTACCTAAACCAACCATTGATATGTTAGTTATTAAAGCTGCCCCACCTAAATTACCAGATTTTAGTGATACAGCAACAACTGGATAATATGTATTCGCAAGAGCAAAACTTGTAGGACTTGAAATATCTGTATAAGCAGTGTGTTTTTCACCAAACAATTCATAACCTCCTTCTGATATAACAGTAGAACAAATTGCTTTAAATGTTGTAGCTAAAACTGTTGCATTTGCCAACATCTCATAAGTACAAGGAAGTGTTGCAGTTGTCATATATGTACCCGTAATAATGTTTGCATGATCAAACTTATGACAAACAATAAACTGACCATCAATTACAAATCCCATTCTAACAGTACCAACACCAAGCCATTCAATATCCATCCAGAATATTTGAGCTTTTGTAGAATCAAAAGTATACCCAGAAGGTCCACTACCATCTAGTTTATCTACATTCCAATCAGCTTGATTTACAACAACATCTGTAGGAGTACCTGAAATGTTTGTTCTTTTTACAAAACTTAATGTATCTGTAAGTTGAACAAATAAACCGTTATCATTATCATAATAACCAACTCTCTGAGTTAAATCTGCTTGAGCTGTCCCAAAAACAAATGTGTTTAAAACTAACAAAGATTTACCAGGTTGATAAGGAAAATATTTTTTTGTACGTCTAATTCCCCAACCTATACCTGTAGCAGCAACATTAAGTTCTTCCAAGCCTTCATCTGCATTATATGCAAAACTTACAGAACCTGTTTCCGCTCTAGACCAATCCTCATTATAACCATATCTAGAATTAGAATCAAATAATGTAAATGGATTACTAACTCTTAATCTTCCAAAAGCATCTGATGCAGCACCATCAAATGATACATTTATATCACCACTAGTGTTATTATCAATATCTTTTAGTTTCTTAAGCATTTCATAATGCCAAGTATACCACTCAGGATGTTGAGCATATCCATCTAGATAGAATCTTCTTTGTTTATTTTGTTTATCGTTAGCCATTCTTTATCTTTTTTTACCTTTATGTAAACCATGCTTTGCATGTTGTTTACCTGCTTTTGTAGCAGCTCTTTTTTTCTTGTTTGCGGCTGCCAATTTCTTTTTACCTGCCGCAGTACTCTTAAGCTTAGAAATGGTCTTAGATGGCGCATATACTTCTCCTGTAGCATTACTACCTTGCGTTGAAGGTTTACCACTAGCAGTTCTCCATTTTTGCTTAGTCCATCTATCTAAACTTTTTTGTTGTTTAGTCTTAGCCATTACTTATGTCTTTTTTGGATCTTAAATTTAGCAGTCAATGATGCACTAGGATGTTTCACAAACTTTCCCGTATGCTTCATTAGCTTATAATCTGATCCATCTTTCATCCAATGAAAACCAGCAGGAGCTTTTACTGACTTTGTAGTAGCTCCTCCTTTTTTATAAACACTCTTAGCCATTGGCTTTGCCGCTTTACTTTTTTTAGCTTTCATAATTATTACTTTTTACTTTTGTATCCGCCACCTTTAGCCTTATACTGTTTAGCAAGCATTTGAGCTTTACGTGCAGACCACTGTCCAGGTGCACCACCTTTACTACCCGCTTTAATTTGCTCAAATAACTTTTTACGCATACCAGGTTTTGTATAATTACCTGATGAATTCACAGTGCTTTTTTTAGTTGACTTCTTCATAATTTATCTTGCTATATTTTTTTTGTCATCTGAATCATCTGATGGTACTTTCATCATATTTAACATTACAGATAATACCTGTTGTTCTATTTCTGCAAATAAAAACTCTGGTACAAAAAACTGTTGTAAATATCTTGGAACACAATCATCATCTTCATCACATGTCCATTTAGAAATATCCCCTTCAAATACACCTTCTAATTTAATTGCATCCCAATCAATATTAGGCATATACAAGTAACCATTTAAATACCAATAATATTTAGTTGTATTATATCTAAAGGAAGTTGTTTTAGTCATTGAAGTATATGTACCAGGGTTTGTAGGTTGTAACTCAATAGATCCATCAATAGAACTAACTGTTCTAATTAACGGACCCCAATAACCTTCCATAAAAGTAGGAAGCTTATCCTTTGTTCTTTTAATTGTACATCCAGAACGTATACCTGCACAATGAGCTTCTATCTTATCTACTTCAATTAATTCTATATAAGGTAAACTTTGCCATACACTATTAAACTTCATTAGTTTATTAGCATTATCTTGACGCCTCATGTAAAGTTGTGCAAACTTTAAAATAACACTATATATATAACGGTCTGTTATAAAAGCATCTTGAACTTCTAGTTTTAATTGACCCCTAACCCTAGATATTACATCTCCTATCTTTGTCATTTTATTTTAAGTTTTAAATTCATCATAGCCATCTAGCTCTGATTCTTTTGGGTCAAAGTTAAAAAGGTGTGCAATTCTATATTTGTTTTTCATTACTCTGTATTTATTCCAATTTTCTGGATATGCTTTAGCAACTGCTCTTTTAAAGTTTCTACTTGCTGTAAATCTCCAAAGCTCTCTATGTTGGAATCTATACTTTGTTGACCAATTAGTATAGAATATTTTACCTATATTACCATCCGTTTCCCAATTTTTATTTTGTAAAACTTTGCCATATTCTTTTGATAATGCATAGTTGGTATTAACTGACTTAGATGGAGCACATGTACCTATAAACAAATAACCTAATGAATTAGGTAGCTCAACACCATCTCTATTATCAATCACACCATTCCATAACTTATCATTATATATCTTAATTATTTCTTTTAATTTGTTATTATCAATATTCTCATAATGAGGATATTCATTTTTAAAATTTTTAATTAATTCTCCATTTAATAAACCCAATCTTTTTTTCCTATATCTAGGAGCATTCAAATTAGGTTTTTTAAAATTATTGATCATAGTTTACAATTATAATTTACAAAAAAAACACTATTTAAAAAAGTTTAAATCAATCTAAATCTTGAGGGGAATAACTTAATTCACAAATATTACCCATTGTTGGATGTTGCAATTCTAATTTACCTGCTCTTCTATTACCTATATACTTATTAGAATAATGATAATAATCCATTTTACTTAAACTTGGCAAAGTCTTTTCTACAAATCCTGCAGTCTCATTAGAAGTCATATAAGCAACTTTTCTATCAGTGTGCAAGTGACCTTTAAACAAGGTTCTATTTATTGTGCTACCCCACTCTCTAGGGTATTCAGAAGCATATATTAAAGGATTATTTTTGCTATGTTTATCACCATGCTCAAAAGCATTAAAGTTAGAACCCCAAACATGCACTTTTCTTTCACTATATTCTATATCCCAAGTTATAGAATCACATACAATAGATTTAGATAAAGCATGTGCTAAATGGAATGAAGATAATCTATCATGATTTCCAGGAATATATACAACTACCAAGTTATCACAACATTGTACTAAATAATTTATAGCCCAGTGCATTGCATCAAAAGCAGCTTCATAAGCCTTTGTAGCACTCATAGAATTATCTACAGGTGTACCACTTGTTGTTGCTCCTCCAAATGTATCCATATTTATTAGATCTCCACCTACTACAAAATATAATGTATCTATATGATGTGCTGCTGTACCTCTTGATATAAGGTTAGTAATTGTATCTTCAAAATCTGCATCAACAGTTTCATTTCCTTCTTTACCAAAATGAATGTCTTGAAGTGATATAATACCACACACCTTTTGTTTATTATTACTAGGAGTTGGTAACTTAGATATTTTATATTGCTTTGGTTGCCAGTTTTCTAAAAGATCTTTAATATAATCTTTTTCATCTTTTTTTATTTTTGTAATAAGTGCTGAAACTCTCCAGTGATCTGACATTTGTTTATTCCAAAATTGAGATAGTTTCCATTCTTTAGTATCTATCTTCAATAAAGAAATTATTTCTTCTGGTGTTTTTGGCTCACTTAATGATTTACCACTAATGGTTGCACTGCCATTATCTAAATCATATTTTTGTTCATAAGTATTATTAGGTTCTTTTTTTTCTGCAAGAATTTCTTTTTTTATTTTTTTATAATTATCAACAGAAATGTTTAACCTTTTAGCACAATACTTAGTACTTTTTTTCCACTTAAGTGATTGAATGATTTTATTCTTAAGAGTACTCATATTAATTTTTTAGTTTTTAAATACAACAAATATATTAAAATTTATCAGCATTCCTAATTATTAATAAAAAAGAGGGGCCTTTGACCCCTCTCCAAAACTTCAGTAATAGAAAACCAACAAACTACTACTTTTGTTATTGTAATGTTGCTTTATAAACTACAACACCTCTACATACCTCTGCAGAAGAACTTGTAGCTTTTAATCTAAACTTATAACCTGTATTAGGAACTAAGTTAGGAATTGTAAAACTATATACACCAGGAGAAACAGTACCTTGCACAACCCAACCACTTGGAGCTATTGCAGTGTCCATTTCAATTTCAATAGTATCTGTATTAATATCTTCAGATGCCCATAATATTTGTATAGTGTTTGCTGTCACTGTACCAAAGTAAACATTCCATGGTGAATGAAACTGATTACTTGCAGTACAAGAAGTAACCCCGTCAACTAAAGCAAGCATCATTCTTTGTAAAACTTGCTCAAGTCTTTCACCTTCACTTATAGTAAAAGTATCACCACCAACTGTCTCTACTTCTGTTAATGGACCAGTCCAAACAACACACTCAGCACCCATTGACTCAGTACATCTTTCTGAACCAGTCCCACAGTCTGTATAAGAACATGGGTTAGTCAATGCGGTATCATAACATCCGCATTTATTTGGG